AGACGATGGAAGCCTTAAAGGACATCTGGTACGCAGGCTCCTTCGGCGGAAGGGATGAGCATTACAACGAAACGAGGTACCACGGGCTGAACCTGCACTCGACCTTCACCAAAGGCACGGTGGAGTTCCGGCTTTTCAACAGCACCACCCACGCGGGCGAGATAAAGGCATACATACAGTTCTGCCTTGCGGTGAGCCATCAGGCGCTGACACAGAAAAAAGCTTCCGCAAGAAAGACTGTGACCGACAACGAGAAATACGCATTCCGGTGCTGGATGCTCCGGCTTGGGCTTAGCGGGGACGAGTTCAAGACCTGCAGGCTCCACTTCCTGAAACACCTCGAAGGCAACTCCGCATGGCGGAACGCCGCTTGAAGGCCATAACGGGCGGGCGACCGCCCTTAAGGCAGTAGGAGGGAGACCTCACTAAAAAGCGAAAGGATGATGTGATTATGAAGAGACTGTACATTGCTTACGGCAGCAACATGGACGAGGGGCAGATGGCCTACAGGTGCCCCACAGCGAGGCTTTTGGGGGCGGCGGAGGTGGAAGGTTACCGCCTGCTGTTCAAAGGCTCGCTGACGGGGGCATACGCCACCATAGAGCCGCAGGAGGGCGGCAGGGTGCCGGTGCTGGTCTGGGAGATCGGGGAAAGGGACGAGGCGAGCCTTGACCGCTACGAGGGCTACCCTTCCTTTTACTACAAAAAGGACCTGACGGTGCGCCTTGACGGGCAGGAAGTGACGGCGATGGTTTATATCATGGATGAGCGGAGGAGGCCCGGCAGACCGAGCAGCGCCTACTACGGGGTGCTGGAACGGGCCTATGGGAAATTCGGGTTCCCGATGGAGACGCTGCGGGCGGCCCTTGACGCGGGCGGGGCGCTCCCGGACGGATGGGAGGCGGGCGACACCTGCTACATGGTGACCAACAAAAGGAAGGGCTACACGAACCAGTATACCGTGCGGGGATATGACGGGAGGTATTTCGAAGTCCTCGACAGGGCGCAGAATTTCTACCGCGTCTCCGCAGGGCGGATGTTCCGCAGCAGTGGGGAGGCGCTTGCCTCCCTGCGTGGGGACGGGGGTGTGCAGGATGAGGCTTGACATTAAGAAAGAGGAACTGGAGGCCCTGCGGGAGGAATACCCGCAGGGATGCAGGGTGGAGCTGGTAAGGATGGATGACCCCTACAGGGAGATGCCGCCTGGACTGAGAGGCATGGTGGAAAACGTGGATGATTCCGGCGCCATCCATGTCCATTGGGATAACGAGAGCAGCCTTGCGGTGATATTCGGAGAAGACCATGCGGTGAAAATCGGGGACGGGGAGGTGACCGTGGGGGAGCTGCTCCGGCGCTACGTTTCCTGCAGGAAGGAGTTCCATTTCATGACGCCGTCCGGGTATGTTGACCTTACGGCAAAAGATGCGGAAAAGGTGCTGGCGGGGGAGAGGAAGCCCAAAGGCCATCCGGGGAACCCCGAATATGCCGTGGAGATGGAGATTGAAGAACTGTTAGGGTTCCGGTGCAAAGAGGCGGATGTCCGGGACAGGCGGGGATGCGTGAGGGCGCTTGTATATTGAAAGAAAGGGGGTGGTTACGGTGGCAATGCAGAAAAGAATGCCGGGAAATGCACATGAAAAGCGCAACTGCTGGCAGCGTGGCAACGGCTCCTACAGCATGAGGGGCGAGCTGCGCCGCGGCATTTCCCTGAACAAGAAGTACCTGAACCGGAAGGTCCGGCACAGCAGTAAGGGAGCCCTAAAGCACGGGGATTATAAGCGCATCTGCAAGACCTTACATATGGTGGAGTTTTCATAAACCGCCATAAAATACACAGGCCGCAGGCATTTATTTTGTCACATTTATGCCTGCGGTTTTAGTGGATAATCCCTGCTTTCAGAGGTAAGATGTGTACTACCAAAAGCAAAGGGGGAAAACTTATGATGATGAAACTGAAAAAACAGAGGGACAAGAACCACTGGACACTTCCCTACGCATACGCAGGGCGGCAGTCAGAGGTACACGTCTGGCTGGAAGAGGACAGGACTTCCGCAGATTACGGGAAATACCTTGTGTACTGCGGCGCGGTTTTCGAGACGGCGGACACGCTGGAGGAAGCGGCAAAGCTGGCGCATGGGTTTACCCACGGCGGCGCATTATTATGAATGCAGGAAGGGAAAACGGATGATGACGGAAAAAATAAGGGAACAGATTTTTGCGGTCCGCGACAGCGGGGCCGCCAATATGTGTGAAATGGCTGCGGTGCAGCGGGCGGCATTCGACAGGGGCTTTTACGAACTGGTGCTTTTTATCGAGGAAAACCGGGAGGAATACTGGAACTTCATACTGACGGGCAGGGAATGACGGCATCCCTGCCTTTTATAATGTACACAATTTATCCGGCATATCTTTGTCACATTTATGGTGCAGATATGAGTGGATAATGTGTGCTTTCAGAGGTAACATGTGTACTACCGAAAGGGAAAACACAAAAAAACGGAGGACACACACCATGAAGAAGATCGAACTTTTTGAGAGAGCCATTGCAGAGCAGGCAGCAAGCCTTAAGGATTGGGGGATCAACCCCACACTGTTCTGGGCATACCGGAACAGCATCACGGCGGGCAACGACAGCATTGATTTTGGCGAGACCATTTGGGACAGGGACATCCCGGAGATCACCCGGACGCTTAAGGAGAACGGCATCAGCGGATTCACCATCAGCAGCACCTTTTCAAGCCTGATCCCGACCCTTGCGGAATTTGAAAAGAACGGCTTCCGGATGGCGGGGCTGACCGAGGTAAAGGCAAACTACACGGACTGGCAGACGCAGGAGCGGGCGGTCATTCCGGCAATCAGGATGGAACTAAAGGAAGCGTAAGGCATGACACGGCGGGCGGCTTTCCGGGGAGGGATGCCGCCCACTGTAATGTACACAATTCATTCCGCATATCTTTGTCACATTTATGCCTCTGAATTGAGTGGATAATATCCGTGTTCAGAGGTAACATGTGTACTACCAAAAGGAAAACGGAGGAAAAAGCAAATGAAAAAACATGAGACCAACTTTTTACAGACCACCACAATCGAACACCTGCAGGACAAAATCCCCTGCTGCTACGGCGGCGCGCTGACCTTCGGGGGGAAGGTGCTGGTGACGATGATGAACTGGAGAGGGCAGTATGAGGCAGCAATCTACGAATTTATAGAGACGCCGGAGGAAACGGGGCTTGGGGAGATCGAATGCAGGCTTAACCTTGTGGAGATCGCAGACGAGACTTTTAAGGACGGCGGCCACGCAATGCAGTGGGCGATCAGCAGGGCATAAGGAGGAAAAAAGCATGATGAGGGAAGATTACAACGGATATGGACTGAGTATGGTATGGGATGATGGGGCGTTTGGATTTGGGTTCCGCATCCATGACAAAAACGGCGCGGAGGTTTCCCGCAGCGTTGACCCATATTTTTATGAGGAGAACGCATTGATAGCGGCGAGGGCTGCGGCAGACGCGCTTCCGGCACAGGAATAAAAGCACATACATAGCAGCGGGAAAGGGTTCCTCCGGGAGCCCTTTTCTGCTGCGTAAATTTAAGGGAAGGAGGCGGCAAAAGTGCAGAGCGGAAGGAAACCAAAGCCCACGGCGGTCAAGGCGCTGGAGGGGAACCCCGGCAAGCGCAGCCTTAACACGGGCGAGCCGAAGCCGGAGAAAAAAGCCCCGCGCTGCCCGGCATGGCTGGAGGGCGAGGCGAAAAAGGAATGGAAGCGGATGGCGGGGCAGATGGAAAAGCTGGGCATCCTCACGGAAATAGACATGGCGGCTTTTGCCGGGTACTGCCAAGCGTATGCGAGATGGAAGGAAGCCGAGGAATTCATCACCCAGCACGGCACCATCGTGAAGACCCCTTCCGGCTACTGGCAGCAGGTGCCGCAGGTATCCATCGCGCAGACCTATTTGAAAATAATGAACCGTTTCTGCGAGCAGTTCGGCCTTACCCCTTCCTCCCGGAGCCGCATTGTGGCGGATAACGGTGAGGACAAGGAAAGCGACACGATGGAGCTTTTGCTCTTTAAGGGAGGCGGGGGATAGTGTTTGACGAGGAAAAAGCGAAACGGACGGTAGATTTTATTAACTGCCTGAAACATACCAAGGGGAAATGGCGGGGGAAGCCCTTTGAACTGCTCCCGTGGCAGGAGGCCATCATCCGGGACGTTTTCGGCACGGTGAAGGAGAACGGGTACCGGCAGTACAACACTGCTTATGTGGAGATTCCCAAAAAGAATGGGAAATCAGAACTAGCGGCAGGCGTGGCGCTGTATATGACCTGCGGCGATAATGAGTGGGGCGCGGAGGTCTACGGCTGCGCCTCTGACAGACAGCAGGCATCCATCGTCTTTGATGTGGCGGTGGATATGGTGGAGCAGTGTCCGGCGCTGAAAAAACGCATCAAGCCTGTTATGTCTGTAAAGCGGCCGGTCTATAAGCCGACCAACAGTTTCTACCAGGTATTATCTGCGGAGGCATATACCAAGCACGGATTAAATGTACACGCTGTTATTTTTGACGAGCTGCACAGCCAGCCGAACCGGGAGCTGTTCGATGTCATGACCAAAGGCTCCGGCGATGCCAGGACGCAGCCATTATTCTTCCTCATCACCACTGCAGGCACAGACCGACATTCCGTCTGTTTCGAGCAGCACCAGAAAGCGGAGGACATCCTGCAGGGCAGGAAGATAGACCCCACATTTTATCCTGTTATCTACGGCGCGTCCGATGATGCGGACTGGTCATCAGAGGATGTGTGGCAGAAAGCGAACCCCTCGCTTGGGCATACCATTGACATTGAAAAAGTGCGGAATGCGTATCTGAGCGCAAGGGACAATCCGGCAGAGGAAAATATCTTCCGGCAGCTCCGTCTGAACCAGTGGGTGAAGCAGTCCACACGGTGGATGCAGATGGAGAAGTGGGATGCCTGCGCCTTCCCCGTGGATGAACGGGAGGTGCTGGGGCGGGAATGTTACGGCGGGCTTGACCTGTCAAGTTCCATTGACATCACCGCTTTTGTTTTGGTATTCCCTCCGAGAAATGATACGGAAAAATATATTTTACTTCCGTACTTCTGGATACCGGAAGAAAATATGCGCCTGCGTGTGCGGCGCGACCATGTGCCTTATGACGTGTGGGAAAAGCAGGGATATTTGCAGACCACGGAAGGGAATGTGATCCACTATGGTTTTATTGAAAATTTCATTGATGATCTCGGAAAGAAATTTCACATTAAAGAAATAGCTTTCGACAGGTGGGGTGCGGTGCAGATGGTACAGAACCTTGAGGGGCTTGGTTTTACGGTGGTCCCTTTCGGGCAGGGCTTTAAGGATATGTCGCCGCCCACCAAGAGGCTGATGGAGCTGGTGCTGGAGAAGAACATCGCGCATGGCGGGCATCCCGTCCTGCGGTGGATGATGGATAACATCTTCGTCCGCACGGACCCGGCGGGGAACATCAAGCCGGACAAGGAGAAATCCACGGAGAAGATTGACGGCGCTGTTGCCACGATCATGGGATTAGACCGGGCGATACGGAACGGCGGCATCAGTACGGGCAGTGTGTATGACGAAAGAGGGATTCTGACGATCTGACGGATAGAGAGGGAGGTGCCTATGAAACTACCATCCATTTTTGGAATGAGGGGTGCGAGGGATAAGCCAAAGGACAGCTACGGCGGTTCGGCTTATTCCTTTTTCTTTGGGAGAAGCACCAGCGGGAAAAATGTAAATGAACGGACTGCCATGCAGACCACGGCGGTCTATTCCTGTGTGCGGATACTGGCGGAGGCGGTGGCGTCCCTGCCAATCCATGTGTACCGCTATACGGATACCGGGAAGGAGCGTGTGTATGACCATCCGCTCTATTACCTTCTCCATGACGAGCCGAACCCGGAGATGACTTCCTTCGTGTTCAGGGAGACGCTGATGAGCCACCTTCTCATATGGGGCAATGCATACGCGCAGGTCATCCGTGATGGGAGCGGCAGGGTGTTATCTTTATATCCATTGCTTCCGGACAAGATGGAGGTTGACCGTGACGAGCATGGGCGGCTTTTCTACACCTATACCCGGAATACCGATGAGAACCCCAACTTTTCCGAATACGGGCGCGTGAGATTGCAGCCGGAGGATGTGCTGCATATACCGGGGCTTGGCTTTGACGGGCTGGTGGGGTATTCGCCCATCGCTATGGCGAAGAACGCAGTGGGCATGACGCTGGCGTGCGAGGAATACGGCGCATCCTTTTTCGAGAATGGGGCCACGCCGGGCGGAGTGCTGGAGCATCCGGGCGTTCTGAAAGACCCGGCGAAGGTAAGGGAGAGCTGGCATTCCGTTTACGGTGGCTCTAAAAATGCCGGGAAGGTCGCCGTTTTGGAGGAGGGCATGAAGTACCAACAGATCGGGATTCCCCCGGAGGAAGCACAGTTTTTGGAAACGAGGAAATTTCAGATAGACGAGATCGCAAGGCTGTACCGCATCCCGCCGCACATGGTGGGGGATTTGGATAAAAGCAGCTTTTCCAACATCGAGCAGCAGTCCTTGGAATTCGTGAAATATACCTTAGACCCGTGGGTAATCCGGTGGGAGCAGTCCATACAAAGGGCGTTATTTCTCCCGCAGGAGAAGAAGGAGTATTTCGTGAAGATGAACGTGGACGGCCTGCTCCGTGGAGACTACCAGAGCCGTATGAGCGGCTATGCGGTGGGGCGGCAGAACGGGTGGCTCTCCAGTAACGATATACGCGAGATGGAGAACATGAACCTTATCCCGGAGGAGGAAGGCGGCAACCTCTACCTTATTAACGGGAATCTATGCAAACTCAAAGACGCGGGGCTTTTCGGGAAAGCGCCGGGGGAGCAGGAAGATTCCACGATACCTTAAACTGCAGGGATACTTTTGCTGTAGTTATACTACTGGTGCAGGTATTCACTCTGTTGTATTTTGGAAAAGCCGCAGGAGCGCCGTAAACAGGGGGTTTCACGGGAACGGCGCAGATCATGGAGTGTGCCTTAAAACACACTTGTTCCCGCAGACAGGCAGGATTTGGAGACTTTAGGGGTACTAAAATATTCCTGATCTGCCCTAAGAGCGGGCAGAAAGTAACCGCCCGGAAACGCCGTAAATTGGGGATTTTCTGGGAAAAGCGGGGCAGGAGTGGTGTGTTTTAAGGCACACCATTCTATACCAACAGGTAAGGCCACGGATTTTAGAGATACTAAAATCACCCGGCGTGTCCTGAAACTGGACAGCCGCAGGAACGCCGTAAATTGGGGATTCTTGGGGACTGCAGGGAAAAGCAGGGTGTGTTTTAAAGCACACGTTTCCTACTTTAAGCGGTAAATTGTTCTCTGACAGATAGCAATTGCTCTGTCCAGTATCAGGACAGCGGCGGTGGCGGCAGGGGGCAGTGCCGCTGTCGGTAACACTATAGGATTACTTTCCCTGAACCAGATTATCAGATTCCCTGTGTGGAACTGGTGTGACGGCATCCTGCTATTACTGGCAGGGTGCGGAAAGTGCCGTAAATTGGGCATTTACGGGGATAAGAGGGGA